TGTATTTCTTTTTGTATAGTTTCAATCTCACCTGCAAGGTGTTCGATAAGCATATACATCTCTAAATTTTTAGGTTCTTGTTCAGCCTTTTTTAAAAGATCAGCTTGAAATAAGGTGTCTGCTGTCTCTAATTTATTTAATCTTTCTTGGATTGTGAAGAAGGCATATAAACCTGTACATATAAAAAAAATTATAGCTATTAAATTTTTTATTGGTAGACCTATGTTTGTATTTTCACTTATCTTCATTGTGGTTCGTCTCCTCCGCATACATAACCTATAACTCTTTTACCTTTATAGGTATGGTAATAATGATTTGACATAAATGCCTTTTTCTTTTTTTCATGTACTACAACATTAGTATTAAACCAACTACTACAGCTTGTAAATATCTCAAAGGTGTCTAACTTTATATCACCACCAAAAGTCAAGTATAACAGAGTTATCATTATGGGTTTCAATTACCACCTCTGTTTCTTTTCTTCCAAGTTCTTTTTTTATGCTTATTCATAGATGACATCTTAGGTCTCCTTGAAGCAATGCTAGTTTTTTTTGCTATTCTTACGTGCTTTGGTTTGTTTGAATCGAACTTTACCCTTGCCATATTTACCTATCTGTTGAGATAATAGTTTTACTTTACGTGAGTATTGTTGAACAAAAGATGTTTTGATGGTCATTTGTTGAAGTTTTTTATTTCACTAGCTTTGATACCATAGATAGCTGCAACAACAGATACCCAAAGTCCGACCAGCCACCATGGCATTGACTGTAATTTTTCAAAAAATAAATCCATCTTTCTTTCTATTTCAGGATCGTCTGCAAATACAGAGTAAGCTAACATGAAGATAGGAGTGGATAAAACAATAAGAACGAACTCATCTTTCCAGTCTCCCTTCTGATGCTCGAATACTTTACCTTTATATTCTATCTCACCCCTCTTCATCTTCTCTGCGTGAAGTAGTCTAGCTTCTGATAATGCTTCTTTAGTTTTTTGTTTATCAGAATACAGCTTAGCAGCTGTTTTAATTCCCATACCTAATACGTTAAACCACATTATTGTTCTAACCAAGGTTTATAGACAACCTTGCCTTCTTCTCTCATAGCTCTTAACCATTGTTGTCTATTGTTGTTACGTGAATAACTTACGTGAATCCATCCGCTTGTAGGTTCGTTGTCTTTGTAAAATTCTAATATACCTTGATCTACTTCAAGATTATTTCTGATCCATTTAGCAAGTTCTCTATTATCTACACCTGGTATTTCAAAGTCTGCAGCTGCAGCTTCATCATCTGCAACGTGTTGGCTTGTAATTTTACTACCAATAGCTACACAAAGCTCTGCACATCTAAAACCACTAGATATAATTAAAGGTTTATCAAAGTGTGAACGAACAGGTTGAAGAACATTTATAGCTAATGCTTTTAAATTTTCTATTTGCTCGGGACTAGGGTTGTTATTAATACCTTTACGTTCTGCAACTTGCGACTTGGTTAGCTCATCAAGAGTTATGTTAGCTGTAAGTTTCATTTGTTATAATATATTTTGACTTTTAATTTTTTTTGTAGTTCTGTCAATCCTCTATTTATTAATGACCCTGCCTTTCTAACATACCTATCTTTAGGTGTATAGTCAGATTTTCTATAGTTTGCGGTCTTTACATCGTAGGCTTGATATTTACCTGTGTTAATATCTAATACAACCATATCTATTGGACCAATACCCATAGCTGGTACAAATACAATTTTATCAGGGTCTTGTGCGAATTTAGCTTGTGCAATGAGTTCATTATATAATCCTACTGAAGCTGTTTTACTGCGTTTAGCCATTCCATTTAAAAAAGCCTAGAACTGTAGCTACAAGTCCACCAACAACAATAAAAAAACCAACAGCACCTTTACCTTTGTTCATATCAGCTCTAAGATTTTTAATATCTAAACGCATTTCATCTATAGCTTTAAATAAAGTTTTCATACGTTCAGCACATACTTTCTCATGATAAGAAATTCTAACGCTATTACTTTTTTCTGCGTACTCTTTAATATCTTTTGCACTTACAGAAGATTTTTTTTGTTTTCTTTTTGAAACCATCTTTTAACTCTTCCCAAAATATTTTTATTTCTTCTATTAAAGTTTTAAAAAATTTATCCATAATAACTCCTATGATTCTTTTACTTGTTCGCATTTAAAATTTACTAATACTTTATTTCTATTTACCATACCACTATCTATTTTATTTATCTCTTCAATAGATCGTAGATAACCCGCATTAGCACATTCTTGCCAAGAATTAAAGACAAAGTTATCCGTAATTGGTGGTAGACAATTTAGGTATATGGCTGAACAAATATTTAAAATCAAAATAAACTTCATTTGATTTTACTATCAGATATGTTTTTAAATTAATATGTCTATTTTGCCGTAGCTGGTACGTTGTTAGTTCCTACTAATGGTGCTTCTGCAAATGCTGCAAAGAGATAGTTGTCACCATTATTATTATTGTAATTTGCAGCAGCATTTCCTGTAGTTCTAATTTTAAATCCATTTGATACAATATTAATACCAGAAGCAGAAGATTGATCTACTTGTTCTGTACTACTTTCATTTGGAAACAAAGCATCGTCAGCTAAATTAAATACACTTCGTTTATTATCTATAATAAGCCAATGATTTGAAGTACTTATGTTTTTGATTAAGACAAAAGCTGGTTTAAATCCACAATAAATAAATGGTCCGTTAGTATTAGAATTACCTGTATATGAGCCAATTTGACTAAAGCCTTTAATACTTGTCAAAAAATAAGCGATGTATGTTGCTCCACTAGCATTAATATGACTGTCATTTGATATTCTCATATTAACTGTATCAGGATTTGTACTATACCATTCACCTCTACTTGTATCAAATGCGTCACCATTATCTAAATGACCTCTGCCTTGATTTCCTGTTGGTTTTGAATAAACTTGCCAAGATTCAGTACCACTTGTTTGTTTTAAAAATAAAAGCTCAGGTGCTTTTCCTAATCCATGTGGAAGATAAGCTCCATCAACTGCTGTACCTGTGTATTTAATTATTGAAAATCCACTTGTTTGATTAAAAGAATAGGCACTTGGTGTTATATTTGTCGAGCCGTTGGTTGCTATACCTGATGTTGTTCCAGCTTTCCAATTCCAAGAAACAATATTATTTGAATTTTCATTTAGTGGATTATAATTGCCTACACTAAATCCATCACTATCAAAACTTGTCAAACTTGCTGCTTCTGTGCTTTCAGCAGTAGTAGTATTTGAAGATATTCTTTTTGTTACACCTCTTACAGCATCAAACATTTGATGGTCATACGCTTGTGATCTATTTTTAAACCAGACCCAATCAGGTTGAAAGCCAACACCTGTAATAGATTGTGTAGAACTATTACCTGTATAAAGTTTAGTATTAAAATAATCTGTAGATTTATTTATAGTTGTGTATGCCATTATGAATTTAATCCTTTCGTTGAAAGAGGTTGAAATGCAGTTGGTACTGCATATTTAAATTTTGCTGCTGTGTCTCCTGATGATGGATTATTTGGTGATCCTACCTCAGTTGTTCTAAACCAACCATTACCAAAATTACCGTCAATCATACTATCGTTATAACCTCTAAACATAAAGTGATAATCTTTTGTGGTGCTTATACCTGTAAATGCAGCGTTTGTTGTAGTTCCAGCAGCTATTTCAGAAATTGTTGCAGAATTTTGCCATGTACCATTTTTACTAAACCATAAAGCACCATTATTATAAGCCACTCCTATATAATCGTAACTTGTATAAGAATTTCCATAGGATGTAGAAGAACCTCCAGTTTCTTTATTACCATCATTTCTGTAAGAGTAACCCACAGAGCTACTAGAAAAATTACCAGTATCAGTTTGACTTAATATTTTATTTGCTGCTTCAGCTTCCATAATTCCAATAGCTATATACCCACCTAAATTACCTATTTTAAATTCACCATAAAATTTACCTGTGCCTGGAAAAGCTAGAGTGCTTCCAAAACTTCTGTGATTGTTATCAGTTGAAGTTGCTACATACGTTGCACCATTACCCCAACCACCATTTTGAATACCTGATGCTGCACTTCTTGATAAATAATTCCAAACTGAATAAACATTACTTGGACAGTCAACAGTAGAAGATAAAGTACCAGAATTAACTGCAAAGTTATTAGAATTACCTGATTGGTCTGTAACTGAATTACCATCTTTTAAAATAAAGAAACCATTAGTTCCGTATGTAACTGATGGTGCTGTATTAATTTTCCATTCACCAGTTGTAGCATCTGTCGAACCAAAAGTTGATGCTTGATAAGCATAGTTATCTGTCATATGAATATGAGACATCAATCCTTCAAAATTACCAGCTCCATCTCCACCAATATCTTGTATTTCACCTGATTGATTTGCTTTTGCTAAAGAGCTAAATGAACTTCTACCATCTGTTGCAAAAGAAGTTTCTTGTACTCCATTAATATAAAGTTTTGCTTTATCAGTTCCTGATTGTGTTGCATCTAAAGTTACGACTATATGTAGCCAAGCTGATGTATCCTGAAATACTCTAGTTGTTTTTAAAATAACTGTTGAACCATCATAAACTGCAAGTTCGTCATTTGCAGTAAAAACAACTTGACTTTGACCACTACTTCCAGCAGAAAATATTGGTGAAAAAACATATATTAATGTTCTTTTTACCCAAGCAGAAAAAGTAAATTTACTGTTACTTCCTGATGATGATGGTGTTCTTTGTAATCTTGTACTAGCCATTAGTTAAATTGTCCTCCTCCTGTAGCACCTACTGATACAGTAATACTAAAATCTCTTGTTACTACTTGGGATTCTACATCAGTTGCAGATAATGTAAAGTTATACGTTTGAGCAGATGTAGGACTTGGTGCAGTACCAGTTATGTTATAAGTAGCACTTGTAGCAGGTGATCCTGATAAAGTTAAATTCATTGTTGCTGCTGGAGTATTAGCGTTTGATGTTAATACAGATGTTGTTTCTGCTATTGTTACATTACTGTCTGATGATGCAGAGACTGATAAAGAAACTGACTCCCCAGCTCCTACTGTTCCAAGAGAACCTGCTGACGTTGAAAAACTTGGTGCAGTTGATGCTGTAATAATGTTGTTTGTACTTCTTCCTGAATTACCATCAGGATTTTCAATTCTAACAAAATAATTTCCAGATGCTATTGTAAGATTTACTGATAGCTGAGTAGCACTTGTTAAACTTACAGTATTTGCTCTTGTAATAGCACCAGTAGAAGCATTGACAAAATCAACTATTGGTATTGCAACAAAATTTGTTCCTGTAATATTTATTGTTGTCGCTGTATCTGGTGCAATCGTTTGTGATACATCTGCTACTGTTGGCTTAGTTTCTGAAATGGTTGAAAAAGATAATACACCTGAACCATTAGTAACCATGGCTTGTCCGCTAGTACCTGTGCTTGAAGGTAATGTAAATGCAATATCACCTGAAAATGCAGAGTGAGCTGGAGCAGAAAGTGAAACATGGTGGCTATTATTTTCACAATTTAAAAGTAATTTACCTGAGTTTGTATTACCTTTTATTTCAACAGCACCAGTTCCATTCGGTGCTAATACTAAATCTCTGTTTGAAACAGTAACTATTTCCTGATTATTAGTATCTAAATTACCACCTAATTGTGGTGTGGTATCTGCTGATATAGAAGTTAATCCTGTTGAAATATTTACCCAAGCTGTACCATTATAATATTTTAAATTTCCTGTACCTGTGTTTGTGTAAAGCATACCTGCTGCTAAAGCATCACCATCATTATCAGTTGTTGGATCAGATGATTTTGCACCAAGATAAGTATCGTCAAATGTATCTAAAGAATTTGCAGCAGAGGTTGCTGAACTAGCAGCGGCTGTTGCAGAATTTGCTGCGTTAGTTGCTTGTGTTGATGCGGTACTTGCAGATGTTGAGGCATTAGATGCTTGTGTAGATGCAGTTGTAGCAGAACTTGCGGCAGCTGTGGCTGAACTCGCTGCTGCGGTAGCAGATGATGCAGCATTAGTTGCTGATGTCGTTGCTGAAGCTGCGTCTACAATTAAATCATATTTAGCAGAGTTTGCATTAGTTGTTAGAGGTTGTGAACCTGATGAAGTGTGTGCTGCATTAACTATAAAAATATTATTTGTTGATGTGTCTTTGACTATATCTCTTACAACATAAGCTGTACCACTAGACCAATTACCTTTGAATGTACCAAGCTCTTGAGTTACTGCAAGTTCACCAGTTGAATCGAATGATAAAACTTTATTAGCTCTATCTGTTGCACCTACAGTAAACTCTGTAGATGTCATGGTGTTTGTTCTTGATAACTTTATAGACCTATCAAGTTCTTCTTGAACCTGTTGTGTCGTCATTGTTGCACGATCCAAACCCTCTTCGTGAGTCTCCGCAGGGAATGGATCATTGGCTATATAATCTATAGCCTGTGTTTGCGGGACAGCTCTTCTAATAACTACAGTTTCACCAGATGCAGGTGTATTACCAGATGTGAAAGTTACATTTCCACCTGAAGCGTCTCCTGCACCACTTACTGTATAGTGTGTAGTTATAGTTTTAGTTGTTTCAGTTCCAGTTGAAGAACGTATAATAACTTGAAGATCAGAATCTGCAAAAATTTTAAAAGTATAGGCAAAAACTGTAGTAGAACCATTGCCTGAATATGAGTTTTTTACTGTTGTTGAAGATACTGTCATATTAACTCTCTATATTATCTTTCATTTTCCTTATCAACCTTTAAATTCATGTAGACCAAACCTCTTTTTGCTGTCTTAATCATTAGCAAATAATGAGTGTCTATCAACTCTCTTTTTTCATCAGCAGTATATTTTTTAGTATTATGTATATTTCTGATGCTATAATTAATACCTGAAAGTGCGTCTCTAATAGTTAGTAATTGTAACACATTTTTGTTTTTCATGTTAATTTTTTCTCTTAATTTTAGAGCTTCTTTAAACTCACCTCTTTTTTCTAAAATTATAATGCTATTAACTTCTTTTTCTATCTTGTTTAATTCTTTGTAAAAATCAGTTATAAACTCAGACTGACCACTAGGGTCTCTTAAATTAAAGGCTTTTATACCAGGTATGATAGTCAAACTGTCAGTAGGTTTTATAGGGTCTTTAATAATACCAAACTCAACTAAACCTTTGTCTGTAAGTTCAACAACAAATCTACCTAAACTACCAGTCCAAGCTCTTATAAAATTATCTATAATTATAGGACTATCTAATTTAGTATGATCACCTACCATTATATTAATTGCTCTTGATATTGCTTTAGCTACCTCTGATGTATAAGTCGTATATTGATATTTTGATAATAGTTGCTTATCCATGTAGTCAGGCACTAAAGGTTTGCCTGTAAAAAAACTTCTATCAAATAATCCTTCAAAAACAGGTACTGCAAACGTAGGTGTTGGGTTTAAATTTTTTATAGTTGAAATTCCGAAATCATATAAAAAATCGCTAAGCTCATCAGGATGTTCTTTGTTTAACCAATCTAACATTTGTTCTGTTCCTGTACCAAAAATTACACCAAGATCAAAAGGTTTAGCTATTCTATAAGGAACACCATCTTTAACAATAACCCAATAATTAGTTTTTACCCATTCAGGTTGTCTTTGATAAACTTCATTATCTTTGTTTGCAAACCAAAAATATACAGATGGTAATATTATAGAAGCAGTAATTAATGTCATAGCTCTACCAGGTCTATCTCTAAAGGCTTCATAAATTTTTGTGTAACCTTGAACTCTAGCATTATAAAAAGCAGATACTTGATTTAATCCTTTCATGTATAAACCCATTTTTGCATAATCTATTGTTACATCTCTTGATTCAAATCCTCCTCTTTCAATAGCTTCTTTTTCTGTCATACCTTTTTTTCTTGATTTTAAATATGTTCTTCTAAACTCTGATACCCTTGTCATGTTTTCTGCAAACTCAGAAATTAATCTTAAATACTCTAAAGGTGTTTTAAGAAGATTTCTCATTGGTCCACGATTTAAAATTTCAAATGCTGGTTTATCAAATATATTTCTATCAATAGAAATTAAAGTAGATTGCATACCACCTGATCGTAACCATTTATTATAAATTTCTTTTGAGTTTCTACTTAAACCTGATTTACCTAACGCTAAAGTTACAGCTCCTTCTATTGAACTCCATAAAGGTACAAATCCATACTTACTAAAAACAGCAGCCGACACTGTATCTCTAAAAATATTTGCAAATACGAAATCAGGAGATGCTGTAGCACCTGCTCTCAACCATCTTGCAGGAGCATTTAATCTAAACATTTTAGTAATATCTCCTAATGATTTTGGATCAAAATCTTTTAGTGCTTGAGCAAGTTCTTTACCAACTTCATAAGTTTCAAACTTTCCATTTCTAATAACTCCTACTTGTGTTTCTGTTGGTTGTAAATATTCTTTTCTAAATACTTTAAAATTTTCTATAGCTTTATCAGATATAAAATTTTCTGATGTACTATCTAATATTTGTTCAAGTTCTTTTCTTTCTATTTTAATTTGTCTTGTTCTTGCACTTTTTTTAATATCAGGAAATGATTTTTGATTCTTTGCAACAAAGTCAAAAAATTCAATTAGAGCAGCATTTCGTTCTGCTAATTTTATAATATGAAAAGTATTACTATATACAGTTTCGATCGGATCAATAACGTCTTTTTGTGAACCTTTAATTCTTTTTAGAGGATTTGATACATTCTTTGTATAACCAACCTCTCCTGCTACAGAGTCCATAACTCTTGAAAAAGGAACATAGTTTTTATTTGCCTCAACTATTGCATCAAAAGCCTCCTCAGTAATTAAACCTTTATCTTTAGCATATCTTAAAACTCTTAAATTATAACCATCAAACTCTTTAGATATTTTTTCATATTTTTTTACTAATTCTTTATTTGCCACAACTTCACGAGCAGCTTTAATATCATATCCATGATCAATACCTCTTTCTTGTAATTCTACTACTCTCTTTGCAACCTTATAAGAACCAAATTCTAAATATGATTTTTTATCTTTACCTATTGGTTTTAATATTTCTTTAAAAGATTTACCATTTTGTTTTAAATTTTTATCTAAAGTTCCTACTTCTATAAAGTGTCCTGCTCTATGTTCCATTCCAACTAGAGTTCTAAATCTTTCATAGACACTTAATTTTCCAGTTCTGTTTTTTGTTTTGTCTACCTCTTTTACCATTCTGTACACAGGATGTAATCTATCTATAAAACCTTGAGTTAATTTATTCGCTTTACCAGGCTCAGTAATCTCTTCTTTTGCATATCTAATTTTATTTAAAATAGTATTTTCTGCTTCTGTATCTAATTTTATATCTTTTTTAAAAGCATCCTCTTTTACAACTTTTGTTTCAGGTTTTTTGTATGTTCTAGGTATTGCAATATTTTTACTTGATAAATCTTCGACTACTGTTTTGTCAGCAATATAATCTGTTGCAATATCAATGGCATTGTTATTTGTTTTTTTAATTGTGTTTACAACTTTTGCACCTCCTGATTCAGCTAATCCAAATGCGGCAAATAAAATTGTAGAATCAATTAATTGATCTTTGCTAGGTAATTCTTGTTCTATGATTGCACCTGATCCTTCAAATCCAGCAACTCTTAATAATAGTTTTGATAAAAAGTTTTTTCCATAACCACCTAAACCTACAGCAGAACCTAATTGTATTGCTTCTTTTGCACCAGCTTTAACTCCTTCTTTTGTATAAATATCCCAAAACTCTGACCAACTATTGACCTGACCTTTTTGCAACATATTTAAATAAGTCTCTCTAATTGATCCTGCAAAAAAACCAGTACCTGCCGCAGTTCCTGTTTTCCCTGCTCGACCAAAAGTTAAAAGGTTTGTCAGCAAAGCACCTGTTAAATACACAGGTAAATCTTTTGTAATGACTGCAAGATTTTGTATGTTTCTTTCTATGATACCTGTATCTTCAAAAGGCTCTGCAACATAACCTTCAGGTAAACCTGTACCATCATTACCAGGAAGTTGATGATAGTTTTGAACTAGATCAATAATACCCATATTAAAACCTCTGTTCCAATATTTTTCAAACTCAAAGGTTTCACCTACTAATTTTTCTTTTAAAGAAATATTATCAGGTTCATTCTTTTCTACTTCTAATAATTTTTCGTATGTTGATTTTTTTTCTTCTTTACCTAAAGTAATAATGTTATCCCATATTTTTTTTATTGGTCCTTTCTCAATAGGTTGATAACCAAACTCTTTAAGAATTTCTTCTGTTTCAAAACCACCTTGCTCTAATTGAAATATTTTTTCTTGTTTCCAATTTTCTATTTCTTTTTTTGAAAAACCACCTTTAACTAACGCTTCGCTTTGTTCACCAAGACTAGCCATTATAATTTTCCTATTCTTTTTAAATAGTCTTGTGCTGATTCACCAGGTAATCTTTTTGCATCTCTTTCTTGAACAAAACCTTTATTCTTTTTAATTTGATCGACAATTTCTTTAAATAAAAGATTGGCATTAGGCATAAAGTTTAAAACATCTTTACCTATAAATTCTTTTTTAGTTGGGTCTGTTAAGGTTTTGGCAGGTATGCCTTTTTTAATTCCATCAACATATCTTGCATACATTGTGTATTTAAAATTATTAAGTCTATCATCTAAACCTGGATCAATATTTTTTAATACAGGACTACCTTGAACTGGCATTTTATAAAAATCAATAAAGTTAAAAAAAGTTTTCATGTCTGAATACGTGTTAGGATTTTTATTTTGATCATCAATCATGGTGCTTAAAAATACTAAATCTTGCATATTAACTCCTGACTCATATCTTTCCACGATTGATTTTGGCTCAGTCTCACCAGGTAAACTAAATTTATCAGTAACTTGATTGATTTGATCTGTTATAATTAAATTTATAATATCACTATTAGTGTCAAAACTTGATAAAGTTTTACCTTGTGTTGATATAACTTTTGAATTTAAAGTTTTAAATTGTTCTATAATATCAGGTGTATTATTAAATAATGTTTCTATATTTCTGTCATACGTACCATTTTCTTTTTGTAATTTTAAAATTGATTCTTTAGCTTCGTTAGCTGTTTGATTCTTAATAATTTGTTGATTAGAAAGTATTTGAAACTGCATATCACTTCTTAATGATCTTGCTTTTTTATTTGCATACTCTTTAAATTTTGTTTTTTCAGCAATTGATAAAGAGTTGTAAAGACTGACTAATTCTTTATTACCACCAAATGTGCCTCTAGTTATCTCATCATAAGCTATTGTTAAGAGAGATGGATCGGCATCAGGTGGTAAGTTTAAAGAACCTGTAAGAACTTGATATTTACTTTCTAATATATTTCCTTCTGCTACTGCTAAAAGTTTAGTTTTTTCTTCTATACCTAGTATATCAAAATCACCTTTTTCAAGAGCTTTTTTAAATGCAAAAGGTTGATTTTTAGACATACCCTCTGCAAGATTAGTAACACCAAATTTTTGATAGGCTTCAATTAATATTTTCTTTTGACCTTGATCGTAATTAGTATTAGCGTTTATTTTTTCTGCTACTTTGTTATTATAAATATCTAAATATACTGGTCCAACTTCTTTCAATGTTATAGCTTCTTTAGAAATATAATCTTCATCTACATCTTTTGATAATTTAATTTGTTCTTCTCTTGATCCTTGAAGAGCTTTTGTTTTTAAAATTCCAGCAGTTGAATAATATTTTTTTTCAATAGCTTTTTTTGTAAAATTATCTAAGCCTTGAAACTTATTATTTTTAAAATAATTATATAAACTATTTACTTCTTGATCGTGTATGGAAGCAGCATCTGTTGGATTTCCGTTTTTTTTAGTTTCACTTTGAATAGTAAACAAACCTTTTTGTATAGTGTTTCCATTGTCATCTTTTTGATCAATGTACATATCAGATAATATTTTGTATGCTTTATTATCAGCTTCTAATTTTTTTTCTTTTATGTATTCTTTTGTTAAAAAATCTGTAACAGGTTTGGTTGCTCTAAAAATATTTTCAGTTGGAGATATATTAGGAACATTACCAATACTACCAGTCTCTGTTGTTATTCTTCCTTGAGATATATATTTGGGTATTTTTATAGCCATATTATCCTCGCATTAGTAACAAACTTGTTCCAGCATCACTGGCTATTCTAATTTGTTCTATTCTTGATCTTTGTTTTGCAATATTTCCTTCAATCCTAGAAAAAGCTGCACTTTCAAAAGCTCTAGCTTTACCTATTTCAGCATTGTATCGCATTTTACTTCTTTCAATTTCTTTTTCAAAAAGGTTTGATAAAGTTATAATTTGAGAAGAACCTGATCCTTGCACCACTCCTGACTTATTAGTATTAACAATCGTAGTTCCTTCTAACTCTCTAAATTTTTTGTCAAATGTTGAAAGGTCTAATGTTAATTGATTTTCTATAGCTTCAGCTTTTTGTTCTTCTATTTTAGCTTTTCTATCAAGAGCAGATTGTGTATATTTTCCAATAGAACCTGCTTGTTGTATACCTGCTACTGCTGATGCTCCTACTACTACTGGTGCTAACCAACTCATTAAAAAATCCTCGCATATCTGAAGTGATCTGAACCATCAAAACCATAATGTTTCATCAACCCTTCGTTTTGTAAACCAAGCCATGAAGCAAACTTCAAACCTATTTTAAAGTCAGCTCTTACAGCTGTTTGTACTCTTTTTATATTATTTTCTCTAGCTAGTCTTGCAAAATTTTTCTTGATAGCTCTAGCAATAACTAATGGATGATTCCAAACTTTACTTGTTGCCAAGACCCAACCCTCTGCTACACCACTCCATATAATCTTCATACCCGCAGAAGCAATAGGTTCATTGTTTATAATACATGTATAAGCTAATCCGTCTTGTTCTAGTTGCATCGCATCGCCATCAAACTTAGCATCTTGATCCATTAAGACGTGGTTCATTTGATTTGCAAGTATGATCTTACCATGTTTAGAAATATAAGGAACTATCTGTAATAAATTTTTAGTCATTCGTTTGTAACTCAGGGTATAATGATAATATTGTTAAAGGTAAAGGTTGTGTTTGTCTAACAAAAATAAAGCCATCAGTGTCATAGTCACCTCTAAATTCTACAGCTTTATCACCAGTAAACACAGGTATACCTTCATCCATAGGATCAGATGATGTTCTAAATGGTATTCTTTCCATGTTATCTAAAGATTCACCAACCTCAACACCAATAGATTCAAATAATCTAATTGTGATTTCATATATTCTTTTTGTCTTACCTTGTGATGTACCATTCTGTGAACCAGCATCTAATCTCATCGTTTGCAGTATTGATTTGTAAGCTAAACCAACTTTAACATCGGTGGCGGAACGATCTAATGTAATCGAGCCACTTGATACTGTTTTGTCAGGGTGTGTTGCACCATTTGCTAATATAGAAACTGTTTGTCCCTCAAGATGATCTAAACCTGAAATAGTTGTAACAGCTGAACCACTATAAGCCAAAGCACTATCTAAAAAATTAAATGTAGTATTATCTGTTTCTGTAAAATCAAAGTTATTAATAAATTCTACAAATCTTCTTGTAGCACCATTAATTGTTCTTTTGATAATAACCCACGTTTGATATTCAGAATCATCTGTGGGTATAACTGAAACGCTTTCACATACTGCTTTACCTTCGTTAGTAGAAGCTAATCGAGTATCATCGTCTAAAGATTTAATCGTTAAGAATCCTGTAGACAATGGAGATGTTTCTGTAATCGTAACAACATTACTAGCAACTGTTGCTGTGAAATCAGAATCAGCATTTATTAATGTTTGTAGATTAGTTGCTGTTTGATTATTACTAGATGTAGTATGAAATTTGCCTGAGGTAGCAGATGTAGCGGATGTAAAAGTTGTACTTGTACCATCTGCTTTTGTTAAAACAACTCTTGTACCATTAGCAATGTTTGCAAAATCTGTAACTGTAATCGTTGCATTTCCAAAACGACCACCAAAAATATGTCTATGCCAAGCTGTTACTTGTTGTTCTCTTTGATAAGTCAAACCTATTAATTCACCATCATCTCTAACTCCCCAAACAATTTGATTAGGTTCTTGTTGGTAAGTCATTTGTGTTACTCCACTTTCTGTAATGTGTTCTGCAAGAATTGTCATGTCAGGTGCAATGTAACCATCAACATCAAAGTTATATGCTAGTTCTCTTATCTTTCTTTTTGCACGTTGTAAAAATAATGTGGCGTTACCTACAGCTATAGCATCTACATTTGCTGCACCATGGTTTGATTGTTTCTTAATTAATATATTTGTTGGTGTAATTGCACTGTCTGTCCCTCCACCCGATACAGTAAACTCACCACCCGCTGTTCCAATAATTAAAGTTCTTGTAGCAGTCATGAACCTAATCGCATTAACTTGGTTAGATGCTATAGTGTAAATGATTGCATCATCATCAGCTACAGTACCACCAATGTTTGCATCCATGTTTTCATAATCACCTGACTTTGAAAAAAATATTGTTTGTGGTTGATTAGTAGTTCCTGCAAACACTAATCTTTGTTCAAAGAAAGTAACACAAGAAGGATGTCCAGTCGTATCTGAAAATGCTCCTAGTCTCCAAGCCTCAGTTGCTGTTGATGCAGAAAGTGTAGTTAATATTTCAATGGTTGCATTTGTTGTATTTGTAACTCCAGTAATTTTTGCATAACCACCATGAAGAAAAACAAATCTACCAACATCTGTTGATAAAAATCCAGAACCACTATTTATCCCTGTAGCAGCAGAAGCCACTAATGATACTCCAGTTCCAACTGCTGTAGCTCCAGGGTTTAAAGTTGTAGTAGTTGTATTTTCATCTTGCATTGGTCCTTTAGTAAAATCTACATCTGTTAATGTCCAAGAGGTATGACCAGTACGAGATAATTTTTCTACTTCGTGTTCAGGATGTGTGATGTACATAACGTCAGCACTCTGTGCAAATTTAAGATCAAAAAGTTGTGCAGTTGTGTAAGGTGTTGTAATTTCAAAAACTTTATTAGATACGCCTCCTGAAGTATAAGTTGTAAAACTTGTACTGTTTACATTAGCTCCATCTTTATCTGTTAGTTCAAATGTATTAGTTGTTTTATTTGCAACCAAAAATCTTTTACCATTTACCTCTGTCATACCACCCACAGCAGTAATAACAACTTCATCACCATCAGAATAACCATGTGAAGTAGCAGTTACGACAGCGGGATTAGCTTTTGTAATAGCAGAGATAGTTTTATCACCTTCTAATACAGCACCATCATCTTTATAAACTCTTATTTTTAGATTAGAAAACTCAAGCATATAAGTTTGAGTTGTAGAAAATTCAAATGGAATTAATCTTGTTTTATTAGCACTACTTGCTACTTCAGCTACAAAAGTTGTTCCTGCTCTTCTAGCTGCTGCTCCATGTGGATAAACAATAAAGTTCTCAAGAGTTTTACATCCTGAAGAATACTTTGTAAGATCATTACGACCATCTAAACGTGGTGAAAGTTCTCCACCTGTAAAGTTGGTCAGCTGTGCTGCAACTCTAGCCATGTGTTAAAACCTTGAGTTTATAAATGTACTAGACTCTATCTCATCTGTCATACCAAGATCAGGTGAAGTATTCTGACCTTCGGTAGCATCTACAAATCTAGCGTCTCTTAATTTATCTTGAAATAGTTGATACATATTTTGAGTTACAGGATTTGAAGATGTAACTCCGTATGCAATGTCTGCTGCTAATGCAGCTGATATAGTTTCTCTTAATAATTCATCATACTCATTAGGATCAGTAACTCTTGAAACATATAAAATTTTCATGCTAGATGCGTTGCTTAATATTTTTCTACCCTCTACTTTGTAATTAGAATCATAATCTAATATACGAAGTAATCTCATACAATCTGCTGGTAAAGTATATTGTGAAGTAAAACCCCAAGCAGGTGTATCTGTATCTGCTGCGAGTTCTACTCGTTTCTGTAAACAGTTCCAAGGATGTGATCTAAATAATGC